CTTATGCAATGGGATATTACAATTACCGTTAGCAAGTGCTAATAGTGCATGTAATACATCGTATTTACACTTAGTGGCGTAATGCCCTTTGTTGTAATAACGATAAGTATCTAGGTGTGGCACATTTGCCATTTCTCTATACTTTCCTTCCATCCATCCGTTGTAGATGCTGAACGCATCGTCCATTTCTGGAAGATAATCCATTAGTTGTTCGCTAAGTGCGAACATCAATGGATGATTCTCCTCTACAGACACCTGGCTGACTTTCTTTGGAGTTTTGGGTTTGTTAATCCCAATTGTTGTAGTCCAAAAAACATAATTTCTAGCAATTGCTAGTTTGTTTTCTAGATCCTCTTCCGATAAAGCAGAAAGTTTTTCTGCCCAAGATCCAGGTTTAACCTCTATTAAAGGAGGCATTCCTAGAACTTGAACTGGAAGAGACAACATGTCAGCTACCATCTTACCGTTTTTACGGTTTGACAGTAGAAGATCCATCGACGGGCCGAGGTATTGATCCTCGTACCCTCTCTCGCGACAAATTCTAACCAGTTCAATGAACTGTTCAGGATTAGATCGCACCGTTTCCAATAGATGAACAGGGAGACCTGTTACCTCTATATGGTTACGGAAGTATCTCTTAGCGAATTCGGCACTGCCGCTCTCACTTTGAGTACACTTAGAGAGTGATATGGAAACGCCAAGTCTACGGATTGTATCCGTATACAACTTGTAAACCTCTTTTGAGGAGTCAAGTGTGTCATCACCCAATATCAAGTATTTGTAATACTTCTTATTGAGTTTATATGCGCACCATTGCTTCACAGCATGGTGTGTCATAGTTGACACTGGCCATGAGCTTAACAAGCCCATGGGGTTGCCACAAGCATAGACTACATCACCCTTCGGGTGGTGAAATTTTCTGTTTGAGACAATTTGTTCCCATAACCTACTTTCATGTTCACCATATACAGCACTAAGCAGGCAGACTTCCAATACTCTTGGGAATCTATCTGTAAACGCTGTCATATCGGAACTGTATAAGTTAGTTCCTAAGCCTTTAACAAGCTTAGGTATATCACTTTGTCTGAATGTCACGTCACTTGGTAGTGCAGCCAAGCCTTTCATCATGGATTCATGAATGGATTGCAAAGCTGTATTCGACCACCAATCTGCTATAGCGACAACTCGTGTTTTGCACGCTTTGTCACTTAGAAGAACTAGGGTTGAGGTTTTAAACTCTCCCTTGTGTGATTCGTATGAG